CCAACATATTCCTATGCAAGAGCTTATAAAAAAGGTGACGAACTACGAAGACATAAAGATAGACCTAGTTGTGAAATATCTACAACAGTTAATTTAGGTGGTGATCCTTGGCCAATATTTATAGATGGCACGGGTGCTAATAATGTTATTGATGAATACAAAAATATCCATAAACCCAACGCTCCGGCAGGGACAAAAGTCTTGCTTGAAGTAGGAGATATGCTAGTATATAGTGGCTGTGAACTTGAACATTGGCGAGAGCCTTTTGACGGGAACATTTGCGGTCAAGTATTTCTACATTATAATCATGTGAATGGCCCATTTGCTGACAAGAACAAGTATGACGGAAGACCTAAGCTAGGTCTACCATCAGGAATAAAATAGTACTATAATGGAGCCATATGTTACAAAAATTAGGATTCCTACCAGGATTCAATAAACAAGTTACCGACACTGGTGCAGAAAGCCAATGGGTTGAAGGTGAGAATGTACGTTTTAGATATGGTACTCCAGAAAAAATAGGTGGATGGAATCAATTAGGTGAATCAAAGCTAACAGGTGCCGCTAGAGGTTTACATCATTTTGTAAGCACAGCTTCTGTAAAATTTTCAGCTATCGGTACTAATAAAATTTTATATATTTATTCAGGTGGTGTGTATTATGATATTCATCCTTTAGTTAATCCAACAGGTACATCACTTACAAGTGCGTTTAGTACGACTAACGGATCACCAACAGTTACAATAACTTTTCCAACACCACATTCTTTTGTTGCAACAGATATTATTTTATTTAGTGATTTTGCTACCATTACAAATTCTAATTTTAGTGCTGTAGATTTTAATGATAAAAAATTTATGGTAACAAGTGTACCAACAACTACTACAATTACTATTACAATGCCTAGTAATGAAACTGGCAGTGGTGCAACAACATCTGGTGGAATAAAATTTTTTCAATACTTTCATGTAGGACCAGCAGAACAACTAGGAGCGTTTGGGTGGGGTATATCTTTATATGGTGGTAATATTTTAGGAGCACTAACAACTACATTAAATGGTGCACTGGGTGATAACACAAACGGTAATAATGGTTCAGCTACAGAAATTACATTAGCTAGTACAACTGGTTTTCCAAGTACAGGTACAAATTTTATTCAAGTAGGAACAGAGGAAATATCTTACACAGGAATTACAGCTAGTAAACTAACTGGTATAACAAGAGCCGTTAGAGGAACTACAAGAGCAGCTCACAATAATGGTGTAACGGTTACAGACACTTCTTCTTTTACAGGTTGGGGATCACCCGCTGCTAACACTGACTCAGTAACTGACCCGGGTCTATGGTCCTTGGATAATTTAGGTACAACTCTTATTGCATTAATCCATAATGGTGAGTGTTTTAAATGGGATGGTGATGCAACAAACGCAACAAGTATTAGAGCAGTTATAATTCCAGGAGCACCAACAGCGTCACGTGACATGTTAGTATCAACTCCTGACAGACACTTAGTATTTTTTGGAACAGAAAAAACTATTGGTACTAAATCTACTCAAGACGATATGTTTATAAGATTTTCATCACAAGAAAATATAGAAGACTATATACCTACAGCAATCAATAGTGCTGGTACACAAAGACTGGCCTCCGGATCACGGATCATGGGTGCTACACTTGGTAGAAATGCAATATACATTTGGAGTGATACCGCTATGTTTACTATGAGATTTGTTGGAACTCCATTTACATTTGCCTTTGAGCAAGTTGGTACTAACTGTGGATTGATTGGTATGAATGCAGCCGTAGAAGTTGATGGTGCTGCTTACTGGATGTCTGATAATGGTTTCTTTAGATTTACCGGTAAACTAGAATCAATGGATTGCCTGGTTGAAGATTATGTTTATGATGATTTAAATACTACATCTAATCAATTAGTGTATTGTGGTATTAATAATTTGTTTGGAGAAATTACTTGGTTCTATCCAACGAATACATCTAATGTAGTTAATAGAGCGGTAACTTATAGTTACTTAGACTCAACAGCAAAACGTCCTATATGGTTTACTAATGCAAGTTCATTATTTCCAAGAAGTACTTGGCAAGATTCTGCTGTGTTTGGTTTACCACATGCAACAAAATATAATGCCGGTGATGATGCATCGTTTGATGTACAAGGAAACACTGAAGGAGTTACAGTATATTTTGAACACGAAACAGGAGTTAACCAGCAAGAAGCAGGAGTTAATGCTGTGGCTATTCCAGCTAATATTACTTCTGGTGACTATGATATAACTCAAAAAATAATTAAAGGCGCTGCTAGTAATATGGCTGACCTTAGAGGAGACGGAGAATTTATAATGAGAATTAGTAGAATTGTTCCTGATTTTATTTCTCAACAAAATAATGTAGTAGCTCAATTAGAAGTTAGAGATTACCCTAATGACACTGCAGCAAGTTCACCTTTAGGACCATTTACTTTAACACCTAACACTACAAAAGTAGATACCAGAGCTAGAGGTAGAGCTATAGCTCTTACTATATCTAATACAGCAGTGGATACTACTTGGAAGTTAGGGACTTTTAGGTTAGATATACAATCTGGAGGAAGAAGATAATGATTGATAAAAAATTAAAACCAACTGTTCAAGGTGGGGTTGATAATTACTTAGGTAAACAACCGCAAGTTCAAGCACCTAGAAAATGGCAATCAGGACCTGATAAACCAGCAACAGAATTAGCTTACATTACAGAAGCAGAAAAAGATTTAATATTAAAAGCAAACATACATGGTGGATTAGAAGGTGGTCCTAACATGGGTCCATCAGGAATTATGTCACTAGATAGTTTTGGTGACGTAGGTGGAGCAGGTGCTAGTGGTGGCGATACCGATGCTGGTGGCGGAGCTTCACAAGGTCCAGGAACCGGAGGAGGAGGTTTTAGTGGTAGAAATACTAATACGACAACTGAAAGAGAATTTGATAGACAAAACTTAAATCAAAGAGCTGCATTACAAATAGCGGAAAGATCACAAGCTAACAACCTTGGTTATAAGGAACGAGCAAACATTGCTAATGCAACATATGGTCCACTACAAAAGTACACAGGTGAACGAGGATTTTTAGGTAATCTTTTTAGAGGAGCTAATAAATATGGATACACAGATACATACACAGATGGCCCTAATCAAGGACAAGTAAAACCTGGATATGGTGGAAGAATAATAGGTGGACTTGCAAGTTTAATGACAGGTATACCTTTTGTAGGTGGAGCACTTGGAAGTATGTATGATTATGGTAAAGGAATTTTTGGTCCTAAACAAAGAGACATGTCTCAGTTTAATAAATTAGGTTTAGGTGGAGTTAAACCAGGCACATATGATTTTGATCCTAATGCACAAATTAATCAAGATGTAGATACTACAGGATACTCTAGATTTAGTAACGCATCATTAAGACAACCTAATATAAATAATATAGAATCATTAATTAATGCAACTAATTTAAATGATTATAATGGCATTATGGGTTTAGAAGCAGATCTAGGTTTACCATCAAATGATTTAATGGCAGGCTTAACTAGAATGCAGAAAATAGGTTTAAAATCTAAAAAAAGTAATGTAAAAAGAGGATTAATGTCACCTGAAGATGCATTTGATTCAATTACACCTTTTAACGATAAAGAAGATCCAGCAACTTTAGAAGAAGTTAAAGAATATTATGGAATAGTATAATGGCAAAGATAGTACAAACATTAACTAGAGCAAGTCAAGAATATGATCAAGACATATCTCAATCATTAGTTAGAGATTTGGATGCTGTGTTAGAGAAATTAAACACGACGTTTCAAGAAGAATTAAAACAGGAGATAGAGGCTAGAAGTCTCTTTTTAGATTAATGGCAGTAGTAAACCAATATAAATTTGCAGGTATAGATAATGATACAACGGGCAATGCACTTACACCATTAGGAGCTGGTAACCCTTTGGTTAGTGAGACTTATATTATAAAATCAATATTAGTTACATCCGCTGGTACACCAAGTGTGACTGTAACAAACAACAGCATTACAGCTATTAAATCTGCAGCATTAACAGCTAATGTTACAACAGAATTATTAACTCAACCACTAATAATAGAAGGTGGTACACTTTTTAAAGTACAGTCAAGCAACACAAGTTCTTTTGACGTAGCTATTAGTTATTTAAACATCAAAAAAGAGGTAACAGAATAATGGAAATATTACAGGCTAAGGTAGAGACTACGTATAGACACAAGGAAACAGGAGAGCTTTTTAAGGAAAGAAAAGACTGGGAAGCTAAAGGTTTTAAAGCAGAAGACATGGCTCAAGATGTAAATGTTATGATGCCTTCTCTTGATTTAATAGGAAAAACAAAGTAAACTCACAAAACTATGGGAATAGAAGATATACAAATTTCAGAAGAGCTTAAGACTAACGCACCCTCTATAAAATATAGAGGTGACGAAGGTCCTAAGTCTCCGCAAGAAGAACAACAAAGAATGATGATGGCTCAACTAGAGCAAGAATATTCTAGATATGTTTTTGAAATGGAAGAACAAGGTATACAACCCATGACTTTACAACAATTTATGGAACAAGCCATGGCTGAAGGACAGATGAGTTCTGCACAACCAATGGCTCCACAAGGAATGCCTCCAAGACAGATGGCTGCCTTCGGTGGTATCATGGGTTTAGATGGTAGACGTCAATATGGTTTTGGAAGTAAGTTTAAAAAATTTGTAAGAAAAATTATACCAAATGAAGTAGCAGCGGTTGCAGAAAAAGCTGCACCATTTGTTGCACCATTTAACCCAATAGCTGGAGGTTTAATGAAAGGTATTGGTAGCTTTGATAGAACGGGTAGTATTGGTTCGTCAATTAAATCAGGGTTAATGAATTATGGTTTAGGTCAAGGTGCTAGATATTTAGGTGGAGCAGGTGTTCAAACAGGTTTTAATCCTATGACAGGATCAGGTGTACAAGGTGGAAAATTTTTTAGTTCTCCTATGGGAAGTGGCGGAGTAAAAAATTTATTTAATAAACCAGCACCTATATCAGAAGGTATTCCACGTATAAGCGGTGGAGACTATGGTCAATTTGTAGAACCTACTAATTTATTGGATGAAGTAGCTTTAACAAGTGGTAATA